TTTAGTAGCTAAGAAACAATTAGCTACATATTTAACCATTTCAGCAGTATCATGATCTGTGATCTCGATACGTACATCTGGAAATCCTGTAGCAAATACATCTCTGACTCTTTCTCCATACTCAGCATCTCTGCCCGGTGCTCCTATGATAATCCTGTCTTGATTTTTAAAATCTTCAACTGCGTTTGCTTCAGTTAGAAATTCAGGATTAAATACAATAGGACACTTAGTAGAATACTGTGTATCTAAGAAATTACATGTTCCTGGTGGTACAGTAGACTTAATTACAATAACAGGTTGTTTGTCCAATTTAGCTGCCCAATAATTAATGTCTGTTATAACTTCCTTTACAATATGTATAGAAGCTTCACCTGATTCCATGTCCATTGGTGTTGGAACACATGAGAATATAACATCACATGTTCCAACTATATCTTCAAGGGTTGAGTTACTCTTTTCTGTTAGGAACTTATCATACGCTAAAACTTCGAACGTATTTTTAAATCCTTCTCTTAAAGATGAACCAACAAAACCTTGACCTATTACACCAATTTTCTTCATGCTTTTACGAGTTCTTCTGAGCTGAGATTTCCTTACGGATTTCTTGACTTAGACCTTTAACAACTTGCATTGCTTTTCTTACTCTAGTTCCGGCAGAACCGTTACCTTTTTCTGAAAACTTGTTTACATCGTTTTGACATTCTTCGAGTGCATTTTTCATGTCTTCGAATAATAAATGTACTTTGTTTGCGTCTTCCATTTTTGCTTGTTTAAAATTAATTGTTATTGATTATTGATTATTATATATGCTTATTTTGTTTTGTTTCATTATTATCCGTCACAGCTTACACAATCTTCCATTGCTCTTGCCGCAATATCACCTCGTAGTACTGATTCAGTTCTAACATAGTATAGAGTTTTTACACCAGACTTCCATGCTTCTAAATGAACTTGATTGATAAACTTAGGTGTCGCTTCTTTTGGAAACGCTAAATTTAAACTTACTGACTGATCAATGTATTGTTGTCTAATACCAGCTTGTTTAACTAAATCCATTTGATTAATTTCCTTGAATGTTCTAAATACATCTTTTACTGGAATTGGATCATCGAATTGTTTAGCATCTTTAATTTCTATAAGTTTTCCACCTACATAACCCCATTCGTCTAGTGCATCAATATCTTGTACAGAACCTCCATCAGCTAAAATCTTATCCCATATTGGTTTCGTATCAAGACCTATCTTTTTGAAGACTTTCTCTAGTTCAAGGTTCTTTCTAATGAATGTTCCTTTAGCAGATTGATCTGTATAGATATTTGCTGGAACTGGTTCAATACCGCTAGATACTCCACCAGCTAATTTAGCATTAGATACGGTCGGAGCAACAGCTCTTAAGTGAGTGTTTCTAAATCCAGTATCTACACACCATAATGGCTCACCATAATGCTTTGCCATATCTCTCGATGCTTGTTCAGATTCAGTCTTAATTTGACCAAAGATCTTACGTGTTTCGAATTGAGCTGGTAAACCTTCAAACGGAATTCCTCTCTGCTGTAAATAAGTATGCCATCCAAGAACTCCAAGACCTAATGCTCTTCCTTTCTCTGCAGATCTTACTGAGTTTTCAAATCCTTGTCTGTATTTTGCTTTTTGTATGAATTCTTCTAATACACCATCAAGGAACCAAGTCGCTGTATAAATAAGATCAGTGTCTTTCCATTCATCATATCTTGATAAGTTTAATGAACTTAAACAACATACAAAACTGTGACTCTCATCTGTGTGTAATACAATTTCTGAACATATGTTAGTCATAAATACTTTAAGACCATTTTTCTTATATGCTTCTGGATTGTTTTTATTAACATTACCCTTATACATAATATAAGGTTCTCCAGTTTGTCTACGTTTCTGTAATAATGCAGCCCATTTAGTTCTTGCAGTTTTATCTCCAATCTCTAATTCTCTCATAAACTTGTCACCAACTAAAACAGCTTGATGTAAATTTAATGATTGTCTGTTCACATCACCTTTAGGTTCTCTAATCTCTAACCAATCTAGAAAGTCATTATGTTCTATATTGATATTAACACTAGCTGCACCTCTCCTAACACTTCCTTGGCTAGTTGCATGAATCGTTGAATCAAATATCTTACAGAATGGTACAACACCGTCACTAGTTCCATTGTCTGCAATAACTGCTCCAGCTGGTCTAATTTGATTAATACCAATTCCTACACCTCCACCGTGTTTAGCTAATAACATTAGTTCTAAGTTCTTACGACCAATGTCATAAATAGAATCTGCAATGTCAATACCAAAACAAGAGATCGGTAAACCTCTTTCAGTTCCTGTGTTTGATAAAACAGGAGATGCTAGATTTAGAAATCCTCTCCAGATATAATCAAAGAACTTAGTTGCCATTTCAGGTTTTTTAAGTCTCATTGCAACTGTTGTTGCAACTCTCCAATATGCATCTTTAGGAGTTTCACCCTCTAATAAATAACCGTTGGATATTGTCTGTATATAGACTTCGGTATTTGCCCATGTTGGGAAATCCACTCCTAATTTCCAACCTAAGTGTTTTGCTTTGTTTTTCATAAATATTATTGTATTGTTTTAGTTTCTAAAATATATCATCAGCATCCCAGTTGTCACCTTCGCTTGCTTTTGAATAATCAGTACTTCTTATTGCAAAGAAATCTGTATGGGTTACACCACCTGTAAGATGATAGAACCAATCTAATTCTGATGCTTTTTCAACATCTACTTCGAATACTGCATTATATCCAAGTTCTACTAACTTTTCATTAGTTCTTTGTTTAATAAATTCCTTCAAATCTTCTTTCTTGAGATTTTCAAGATCTCCCAATTCGAACATCTTATCGATAAACGTCTCTTCTAATTTCACAATGGCATGGGCTGCTTCAATAATAGATTCTTTTGAATCTTCATGTAAACCAGGGTACTCTTCGCACATGTGATTAAATAATTGACAACCCATTTTTGAATGTAATGACTCATCACGTACTGACCATTTCATTTGTTGACCAATACCCTTTAGCATATTTCTCATCTGAAAACTATAAAGTACAGCAAATGAGCTATATAGACTTACACCTTCAGCAAAAGCACTAAATATTGCTAAGCTTCTCGCTACATTTTTTCTAGCATCAGGAGATTTAGCTAAATCTTTATATGTATAATCACCTCCAGCTTGCATTAAATACTCAAACTTATTAGCAGTAGAAGGTTCATGTAAGAACGCTTCGTAGTCTTCAAGTTTCAAAGTTTCATTAAGATATGAATAAGCAACTGCATGGATAGTCTCTTGACTTCCAAATATCATTGCCATTTGTCTAATCTCATGCTTTGGGAACCAATCAGTAACCATATTAGTCCAGTAATCAGAAACAGCACATTCAGTTTGAGCAAATCCTAATAATATATTTCCTACTAGATTCTTTTCATGTGGAAGTAATTTCTCTTTCCAATCTTTAACATCACCTTGCATTGCAATCTCTGTGTGTAACCAGAAAGCTTGAGCTTGTTTAAGCCAACCTTCAGTATAATACACTGGATATTCAAACGGTTTATAATGGATACGATCTTCAAATATTTTGCTCATTTTCTATATGTGTATATGTTTAGTTTAATTGATAGGGTTTTATATATTAATGTTCGTTGTTTGTTTCACTTGTTTTCGCAAAAATATCAACATATTCTGTTTCTTTCCACCCTTCTATAATATACATCTTCATGTGTCCACTTAGGTCATCCTTAATGACTGTCGTACATTCTTTTAGTTCGTTAGATTTGTTACTATATAATGTAATATCAATGAACCAGTCAGGATAATGTTTCTTACTGTTCATTGATTTGTTCGGTGCTACTACAAGATAGTTCGGTGAACCTTTCTTTGCATATTGCTTAGGTGATAATACTTTTTCTTTCATATTATTATTATTTTACATGAACATTCCGTTTCTCCAGTCTAATGTACTGAATACTCCAGGTAATGCGATTTCTAATTCTTCTCCAATTCTTGTTGCAATATCTCTTACTTCTTTCTGAGCATGATCATCACATCTAACATTCAAGAATCCTAACAAGTCTCTTAAAGTTGCGGTAACGTGAATTGTTGTTTTAGTACATAGTGGTAAAATATCTCTAGCACATTCTTTAGCAACTCCTTGTTCTATTAACGTATTATATAGATTCTCTGTCGTTATAAACAGTTCTTCAATTGCAGCTCTAGCATTTGTTGTATATTGTTCACCATCATGTCTTCCACCCCATTGAATTTCTTTCCATTCAGGATTAAAAGTCTCAGTACTACTTTGTCTATTCGTAGGATGCTCTCGTCTAATATCAATATCTTCGAATCCTACTGGTTCAGAATATCTCAAACTCCACTCTTGTCCGTTTAGACTCCTATGTCTAAAGATTTGAGCTGAGATACTTCGTCTTGTTTCGATTAAGAATCCAAAAGAAATATGTTGAAGTGGACTCCAGTGTTTGTTATCCATTAGGTATTTTACAAGTTTACCATTATCTTCTTTAATAGCTCCATGTCTTGCAATTGCAGCGATTACAGATCCATTGTCAAGATCTTCATATCTTCCAGCTCCTACTGTTTTACTTATTAATTCTACTTTCATCTATTTAAATGTTTCTATGTTCTTATTTGTTTTTACGAGTTCTGTGAAGCTACCTAAATACTGTGTAGCTTTTACTGTTAAGTTGTCTATCCAATGATAATTACCACCTCGTGGTTTTCCCATGATTAAACCATGAAACTTGAAGTCATGTTCATTCAACCATGTTTCTGTTATATCTCTGTGTAGTTCTTCTCTTGCCGTAAAGAAATAGATCTTGTGACCTTCGTTATACCATTTGGTTAACCGTTCCTTTGCATCTGGAAATACACGTGCTGTGCTATATCTTTCCCATTCTTCGTTTGGTATGTCATCGCAAATAGTACCATCAATGTCTATTAGAAAGTTTTTTATATCGACTGTCATATGTTTTATTTAAAAATGTTCTTATTTGTTTAGTCTTTCGTTTATTCTTTCTCTAATTATTTTTGCATCATTTGATCTAACTTCGTAATCATTCATTAGATCTTCGGGTACATCATTCCAAGCTTCAATATAATTTTGCACATTAAAACCTCGTTTAATACATTCTTCATATAAGATAACATATCTCTTCCTAAGATATAATAGCTTATTATAAAAGAATTTAACATGCCCTGTGCCTAGTTTAAATCTATCTGGTATTCCATCCATATTATATTTACCGTTAGCAACACAATTTGGTATTCGCTTAATTTCTCTATGCTCAGCTAGTAAGTGTTTATTAACTAATTCAGCTGGTGGTATACCTACGTTTATTCTTGTCATAGTTGTTTATTTAAAATGTTCTTTCTCCTTCATAAACAGCTTTCACTGTAGGAAATCTTAATGAATGCGTTCCGTTTTGATTGGTTGTTTCTTCGAAATACTGCACGTTAATTGTTTTACCCATTAGATCTTCAGGGTGTGCGTAATAATGTCTCTTTTGTTCATGTGAGAATCCTGAACCAACTCCAACTCTATTACCTTTATGCTCTATCACCACATTTCTTAACATCATCTCTTCAACTTCCTTACCATTTACGATAACTCTGTTTAAATCATGTTCCATATCTATCACTGTGTATTCTGCATCAAAAAACTTCTTAACTTTCAATAAGTCTTTAGTTCTCTTTCCTTCATATGATACGTCTTTACGTAACATCAAACCTTCCCAGTTATATTTAGCTGCATCATCAACATAAGACTGTAGTGTCTCGTCTCCATCAACTAATATTTGCTTTAATGTTGTTAGGTTAGGTGAATTTAGATCATTGAACACTTCTAAGTTCTTTAATCTCTCACTCAATATAACATCGCTTTCTTTTCTTCTGAAATCATCTAATGTTAAGTAATCAAATAAGATGTATTTTGGATTTGGCATACTATAATCCTTACGTTTTATTTGTTTAATAACTCCTTGGAAATCTTCATTTCCATCTTCGTCCATTACACAAACCTCACCGTCTAATACTACGTTACTTAATCCAAGACCTGATAATTCAGATGATAGTTTACCTAGTGTTTTGAATTCTTTACCCGCTCTAGAATAAAACTTAGCATCTCCTAAATCATCGATTATACATAGACATCTCACACCATCAAGTTTACGACTCATATACCAGTTGTCTTTCCAGTTTACTTTCTTTTTAGTCTTTTCGTCGTAAGATTGTGCTAATACCACATCAAATGTAGGTATTAATTCTGGAAGCACCTTGTTAATCATAGAGATCGTTGATCTCGTCTTAAGGTTTCTATCAATAATATTCCAAAGTAAGTTCTCGTACTCTCCATGATCTTCTACGAATCTATTGTAAGCCTTTATTGCTGTATGGCCTGTGATAGATCTCGTACTCAATGCATCTAATAGATCTGTGATACATTCGTAATGATTAATACCTGCAACTAAATCACTTCTCTTCTTGCAGTTCTTTGATGTAATACCATATTGTCTAAACGTATCGTATGTATAAACTAACATTGTTTTTACATCTTCATTGTCCTTAAAGTCTTGTATTGTTTTAAGTTTATGTAGATTTGCGTTTTGTTCGTTTGATACGTTAACAAATTCTTGTAAGTCCTTTAGCATATTATAGAGATTGTTGAAGTTTCTGGATTTGTTTTTTAATTGAAACAGTCTGTGGTGTTACCATCTTTAATCTTACGATCTCTGTGATAATCTCTTCTTTGGTTAGTTTTTCCATGAGCTAGGTTGAAGTTTAGTTAGTATTAATTGGTTATAAGTAAATATAACAAAAAAACCCGAGACTAAAAAATCTCGGGCTGTTTTTTTTTAGTATATTATCATATTTTATATACTAATTATATTATGTGATTTATGTTTGTTTCATTTAGTAGTAAACATCTTAGATAGTTTCTCAATTCGACCTTTACTATGAATTATATAATTCCAAGCAACTATTATAATCATGTATGATATTTCAAATATTGCAAGACCTTGAAATGGTATCATTAAGATTGAAGTTAATAGTAATAATAATCCAGCAACTACGCTAACAGCTCCTTCCTTTAACTTTGTTTCAAGTTTCCAAAAACCATACATGAATATAAATACCATATAAGAAATAAAGAATAGTGCTGCGACTAAACCATGAAGACCTCTAAAGACTTCAGTTATAAACGCGGTGAGTACTAATGATGATGTTGCTATGTTGATTATATAATAAAGTATATGCGATCTAACACCAGTATATGTCTCCTCGATCTTCTGTGTACCATGTAACCATATACCAATTGCAAGTACAATTAAATATACTGACCAAATACCAGCAGTACCAGGATGTGTGCCAAAATCTGAGAGAGCGTCTGTATAAATAGACCAATCGCTAACCATGAAACTCGATATTAAGGGTATTATAAGTGCTAGAATAAACGAAACCTCAATCCATTGTCTCTTAATTTTACGTATTTTATCTAAATCAAGACTAGGATGTTTTTTCGGTAGCGGCATGTTTCTTCTTTACTTTATTTGAGATTGGTAGTGAATGTCCTTCTTCGTCTATTCTGACAAATTTCATGTTAGTGTCTAATATAATACTCTGTTTTCCTGAGTAAACATTATGACTTCTTGCCTCGATCCTCAATGTAATAGAAGTATCTCCTATATGTGCAACCTCTCCATATATTTTTAGAAGTTGACCTTGCCGAGCAGGCCTCTTAAATATACATTTGTCTATTGATACTGTTACCATTCTAGGGGTATCACAGATCTGAACTGCTAATGCCGCTGCTGAAGCGTCGATCCATGCCATAAGTTTTCCACCGAACAGATTTCCATGAAATCCAATATCTGATGTTTTGACGATGTGTGTTGAAATTAATTCCAATTGTTTGATATTTTAGTTTTTAAAGGTTTATTTAATCTGATTCTCTTACTAATGTATCTAACTTTGTGAATAACATGACCCTTGTCCACATATTGAGTTCTTCGTCGAATTCAAAATACCACATTAGGCTGTCTTCGCAGTAATTATAACATATTGATGTATTATCTTCAAGTCTCCAGCATTGTATGCATGAAAATTCTCTTTTGTAGTCAAAAACAAGCCAGGACATCGTGATACAACCACCATCGAATTGAGTGTAAACTCTGTCTTTTTGTAAAATAAATTTGGTTACTGCTAAATCTTCGAAATCTATAAGATAAGTACTACGAATGGAATTATATGTGCCAACGGCCATATATTGAGATGTAAAGAATATTTCCTTTCCATTGTTTAATACTACTCGAGGAGTTTGCGACAATACATTCAAGTTATATGCGAGTGTGAGCAGTGTAATTAGAAGAATTCTCAACATATGATGTAGGTTATTTTTGAATGTATGAGTTAAAATGAAGCACTTAATATCGTAACTCTGATATTATATATATTTGACAAAGTAAATTGAATGTTCAAATTATGCGCTTTTATGCACATTTATTCGCTTTTTTTGCAAATAAATCACATTATTTTAATTAATCCCACCATTGTCTTAAACCGGAACCATCGAACCATTCGTCATATGTAGCATGTTCATCGGGCTTTGCATTTCGTAATTCGTCAATATCTTGTCCTTTTAAAAGGTCCATTAGTTCGATCCATGTTTCAGCTTCCATAGTATCGCTCCTATCAGATATTAATCGATTCGCAGCTTTAACTTCTGGTTGTTCTGGTGCTTCGTCATCAAATGAACGAGTAGTGTTATATTCAAAACCTAATTCGATCTCAGCCAATTCTAAGAAACTACCATTAACATGATGGTCTAATAACTCTACAGTTCTTCGCATGGCTTTTATCTTTTTAACTCGAGTCGTTCGTACTTCAGAGCCAAACTCGTCCATATGATCTGCAGTTAACTCAATACCTCTCCGTAATAAGTCCATTGGATATGAGTGATCCCAAACACGATAAGCATACAGCTCCTTACGGAACATCCATATTGTTTTAATGAAGCGAGGTATATCATATCTGAATGTTTGATATATTCTGTACCATCGTGTATTGTGTCTTCTCATCGTCTCTAGTGACTCATAAAATGTATCTGCGAATGTAACTTTCATGGTTTTTGTTTTATCGTTCAAGTATTACAAAGTCTCCAAATGCCTTGTCAAACACATTAATTAAGTTTTCATAATCTCCACTTGTCATTTCCTCTTGGATAGTACCAAAATCTAAAGATAACTTAGAAGCTAATCGCTTTGCAATTCCTATCAATGCAAAAGCATTTCCATCAGGTCCAGTTAAATCTATAACTATTGGCTCGCTGTTACGTTGTTTTTCTCTAATCATAATGGTTTTGTTTAATTGTTATAAGTAAATATAATCATTTAGTTTGATATAAAAAAATCCTGTGTGTTTATTTTCAAAATAATTACCTCAACTTAACTTCGAACCTCTTCTCCATCTTATCTAATACCTCGACAGGAACTCCATGTATGTTCTCACCTTCATGTCTATTCTCTACAATTAAAGAATACACTGTATATCCATATTCTTTTGCAAGATCATAGTATGCTTTCATTTCCCATTCTTGTGTAAATGTATTTGAAACAACAATTTTTGATTTCATATCAATCATTGCCATTGTGGTACTACTTCTACAAAATTCATGTGCATTCTTTAATTTAGATGCGTCGAACGTATATACGTCTTTAAGACCCCTTACAAAATATTGATCTGCCTCGAAGTGAGAACCACCTAATGATTTTGCTAATGTTGATTTTCCAGAACCTGGTAAACCTCGTAATAAAAATAATTCTTTCATATTTATTGTTTTTTGAATGTTGGAACTAACCACATACCATCTTTAAAGATTAAATCTAAAAATCCTGGAATAACGTTATCCACATCCATTAATAATCTAAAACTTCTAACAGTGTTGAATTTAAACATCTTTGAAACTTCTTCTCTGATTCTCTCTCCACTCACTGTTAATTCCATCTTCTGTAAAACGTTAGGTTGTTGCATCGCTTCCCATAAATCATCAGACATTGTGAAATCTTTAGTGATTGTAAATCTCAATGCTCTTAAGATTCTAAGTGGATCGTCCATCATAGTAACCATTGCATCTGTAGGAGTCCGTAGGATCCCTTTCTTTAAATCATCTAAACCATTAAATAGATCAATGATAGTTCCATCAATATCTTCAGCAAGGGCGTTAACGGTGAAATCTCTTCTGATTAAATCATCTTCTAAAGTTCCTAACTCTAAGATAGGTTTTCTAGTTCCTTCGATGTAACCTGTTTCTTTTCTTGCCATTACGAAATCTGCAACTAAACCTTCGTTATCATCTCCTTTAGGAAACATTGCTCTGATAGTAAAACAATCAGGAGTTTCTAAAAAGATTTTAAAGTTTCTTTCATTTAACCATGCAACCATTTCTTCCCAGCCTTGTTCGACTGTCGTTGAGTTCTCGCACACGAATGTGAAATCAATATCTTTAGAATCTACTCCAAGAAACTTGTCTCTTATAAATCCACCTACTTTGAATAATTGTGCCATTGTTGAGTTGTTTAATTGTTATAAGTAAATATAACAAAAAAACCCGAGACTAAAAAATCTCGGGCTGTTTATTTTCAAAAAAAGTTGTATTATTTATTCAGATGACTAGTCAATTTTAACTGATGTTAGAGAAAGAGCTTTTTTCAATTTCTTATCAAAGTTAGCTTTTAACTCTTTAACCTCTTTAGCAGCGTCTGTTAATCGTTGAGAATAATACTTTGCAGAAGTTTCAAAATCTGAAGCAGCTTTAGTATAATATCTAAAATCTTCAAGTTGCTTAATCATTTCTTCATAAGTATTAACAGCTAATTTAAATGGATTATCCCATCCGCTATAAACTATGTTAGCTCTAAGGTCTTTAGCTTTTCTATCTAATTCAACAGCTAAGTTCTTTTCTGCTTCTTCGATATGAGACATGATTATATCAAGTTCTTTACCATCAACTTCAGCATCTCTAATAGCTGAAATTGCTTCTTCGTATCTGTTCTTGTTGTCTTTAAGAATTGCTTTATTAGATTTCATAAAAACAGCTCCGGTACGTTGAATTTCTCTAAGTTCTTTAAGTTCTCTGTTCCAGTCTTTAACAGCATCTAGATCTATAGAAAATACTTCAGTAGCAACTTCTGCCATTCTTTTGTAATTCCAAACTTTTGCATTACCACCGTCACCAGCCATATCATTATTAGATGGAGAGAAATCTACTTTCCTATTTCTATTAGTAGCAGCTCTATCGTTGTATAAAAATTGACCTGTAAATCCAATAACTTTCTTACCAACTGTAATACCTAAAAGACCATCGCTATAAAACTCACCACTACGGTAGTTTCCTGTATCGTATGGATTCTTAGTTCCAGCTTTAACAAAGAAAATGTTTAGCATACTTTTACCAGAATCTACTCCATTAGAAACATGTTCGTCTTTAACTTGGTCCCATGCAACACCAAAAGTATTTGCAGTAGAAGTCCAAAGATCATGTGCTTCGCGTGTTCCTGAAATTCGTTTGTTAATACCGGTAATGATATCTGAAGCGAACTTCTCGTTTAACAAAGAACCGTTAGATTTCTCTAGTTCCTCTAATATGATTGTTCTTAAATCTGATTTGTTCATGTTACTATTTATTTTGTTTTGATTTAACTATATATCTATGAGTTTTGGAAACCTTGTGGCATTGCTGAAACTTCAACTTTAAATCCTAACTTCTCAATCTTATCTGATATTTTCTGAATTTCTTCATCAACACTGTCAAAGAATTTAATAAATTCAGGGGTAGGATTACTTTCGTCTTGATGTCTATAACCTCTAGGCATATCTAAATGAATCTCGTATGAGTTATCTCCAACATAAGCAAATCCCATATCAGATGTACTTCCATTACCGAATTTCTTCCACTGTACTAATTTATAACCTTCAGTACCTAATTTCTTACTAGCCTTCCAGAATAATCCATCAATAAGCTTATTGGCTTTAATCTCTTTAGCAGAAGGTACTCCATATTTTTCAATTTGAAGTTTTATATCTTCAGGATATAATTTACTGATAGTTCCACTACCAGAAATATTAGTAGCCTTGCCATCTGCATTAACTTCATATATATCTAAGTGTAGAGTTTTATCATTTGTATTGAAATCAACTTTAGTTGGATAAAATACAAATATAGCCTTAGCCTCATTCATTGATTTAACTAACGTCTCTCTAATAAGACTTCTTAATTCTTGTTCAGTCATTTTATTTAATTATTTTACTGTACTATATATCTTTAGATACTATCAAACTTCCTGTGAAACTTGTTTCTCTGATCTTCTATTACGTATTCTACTAAATCATTCTTACCACAGTGAGGACAACTAAGTCTCTCTATATCTGATGCTTCATTTATTTTCCATTCTCCGTTGCATTCTTTATCTCCGCATTTATAAATGTAAGTGTGTCTGATGAATATTTTGTGGCTCATGTTATATTACAGGTTTTTAAGAGTTTGTTCGAGTTGTTTAACGAATGGTTTGTAGTTATGTGAACCATATTGATCACTTAATACTAAAGCAACTGCATCTGCAAAATCTTTATACGGCATATCCTTATCGATGCTTGATATTAATTTGTCTAATCTTGTTGCTAATTTAGACGAATTGTCTAAACCTTTGTCTATTCCTTCGTTTACAAAGTCTTCGAATTTTGAAATGTCTTTCATATTATATTGCTTTTTTGATTAGGGTTTCTATTACTTTTGAATAATCGTCGTTCATAACGAATTTGATTTTCTGTCCTTCAGACTTTGCATTTTTATTTAGCCACTTAAGGTGATCTTTGTCTGTTAGAAATTTAGCAGCTTCAGATGAAATTGATACAGAATCTTCTCCAAATTCTTCGACTGTTGTTGCAAAGTTCTTTCCGTATGTAGAACCATTAGACTTCTTAAGATTGTTTATTCCTCCAATCTTAACGTATACATCGTTTCCAGATTTAAAAGCCTCAAAGAATACAACATCTCTTTCGTTAGGATCATTATCTCCTTTAACTTGGTCTATTGCATATTCGCAATGAACTCTCCATGTGTTTTCTCCTTTAACTTGGTAGTATTCCCACATTGATTTACCGAAATCAGATGCTGGTACTTTATATGCAGCTTCGTTTACGAACGCTTCAAATGTTTTTATGTTTTTCATGTAAAATGATTTATTTTATATAGTATATATCAAAGAAAAACATGTCCGTTTGGATCATCATATATTGTCCTTAAATATACCGAGTTCTGTTTTTACTTTGTTCCAATAAGATATTGTTGCTTTTTTAAGTTTACCTCTTGGTCCGCCATTCCAAGACCTAGCGATGTCTTCTGGTGTCTTTAATTTATAGTACTCTATATAAATATTAAACATCTCAATAGACTCCTTACGGTTCCATCTATCTTTCAACTTATATCTCTTAGATTTCTTTTGTTTCTTTAAGATCCTATTGACCTCTCTGACCATGACTCTACGAATCTGTAAACAACCAACAGCATCTTCAGAAAGACAGTGTGCTAAATCATTACCAGAAGATTCTACGAATATAATAGCTCTTACAATTAAATCTTCGGCTGGTTCTTCGACTTCAATTTTAATTAATTCGATTGGAATAGTTTCAATCTCAATAACTTGATCTACTTGTCGAGTTCTTTGTGAAAATGAAACTAAAACGAACAATACTATAATTGCTATTAAATTCTTCATCACTTTATGGTTTTATGGTTTTTGATACTGTACCTCTGTTTGTATAATTCGATTAATGACTCTCCACCTATACCAAGTTCTTCTATAATATACTTATCAGATATGATTGGTTTGCGTGCGTTAGAGTTATTAATTCGATCAACTGTGAGTTCGCTCAGATAAGATTCTAAATAATAAACTTTAGAGTTCTTACTCTTTCTGAAAACTACAATAGCATTCATTATGCTACCATGATTTGAGATTCAACTGCTTCAGAGATTAATACTTTACCTCTTCTTACTCTATTCTTTACTGTTTGTAATGGTAAGTTGTGTTTTACTGCTAAATCTTTGTATTTAATTCCGTTTAGCATTCTGTCTACTAAAAGATCTCTGTACATTGGTTTAAGATCTTTAATAGCTTCTACTGTCATGTCATATTTCATTTGGAACATGTTGTCTTCGTCCGTCATGTCATCAAAAGATAATTCTTCTTCAACGTCCAGGTCGTGATTAGTAGAACCAGAGTTGTTAACTTCAATTCCGAAGTCCTGTAATGCAGTTAATGATTGAGTCTTATTTCTCTCATTCAAATAACCTAAAGCTGCATTAAAACCTATCTTGTATAACCACGTGGTGATCTGGTACTCAGGATTGTATTGATCTATTTTAGTGAACATCTTAGTTAGAGTGTTTACTGCTAAATCTTCTGCTATATCCCAATCCTTTACAACTTTGTTAATATGAGATGTCAAACCTGGTTTAATTCTGTTGTATAATACAGTAAAAGCTGCATCAGTTCTAGTAGTTAAATAATCGTTTGTCATTTCTTTGTAAGTCTTGTTCTTTTGCATATAGGTAAGTTTAATAGTTAGTTGTTTATTTATATAAGTAAATATAATACTTTTTTCTGAGATAAAAAAACTTTTTACAGTTTATTTTTAAACTTTTTTAGAAGATACTTTCATAAACTATTTCGTATACTTCGTCAGGGTTATTATCAGACCATTTTTCTAATTCAGAATCTGTCATCTGAGTTCCATCGCTCCAGTCCATTGCTGATATAAATGCATCTGAAAAATCTGGGTAATCTCTTGTGTTTACGTCTTCTACTTCAGCAGATCTAGTGTCTACTTTTCTTTCTTTTAATTCTTGCATAGTGATAGTATTAATTGGTTATAGAGTAAATATAACAAATATAGTTGATAGTAAAAAATCCTGTGTGTTTATTTTTAAACTTTTTTCAATTAATTTATATACCATGGAATATTTCCTTCAATATCATGACACCGAGATTGAATATCCAGGTGTCATGATTATTATAAAGTTAGTAAACGTTATTTTATTTTGCAAATACTCTTATTTTTTACCAGTTTCAAATACGCCAAAATAGCATTGATCTCTTAGATTAGGATCAAATGGTATTAATCTAGGATGGTTTGTATTTATAAGATTGTTATGTATGTCATATACTACATTACCAACATTACCTTTAGATCCAATCCATTTATTTAATAGATCTTCCTTTAATTCCTGTGGATGTCCGTCATGCGCAGGAATATTTATCCATTCAAATATTCTCAAAATAGGTGCAGCTTTCTTTGCAGCTTTAATGATTTTCTCTGGGTCTATAGTATGCTGTAGACAATTATAAATCCAAACTTCATCATAATCTGTTTCAGTAATATCTTCACCATTCATTTGATGATACTCTATGTTATTACTAGCATATCTCTCAACTGTCCATTTAGGATATTCTAATGGATCAACTACTTTTGATTTTCCATGATCATAGCATTTTAAAAGTATAGAAGCAGGACCTCCGCCAATATCTAATATTTTCTTACCATGTATTTTATACGAATAAACATGTTCCGATCTCTCGATTCCCATTGCACCTGCGTAACAATACTGCTTCATGTCCTCGTCAAGTGTATTACAACAGTTACCCCAGTAATCTGCTTCGAAATCAAATTCGGTTTTTTTGTTAATACCGTCTCCGCTGTATTTCCAATTACTCATATTAATGTTTGTTAAATTATTGTTTATTTGAATTCGTCGAACAGTTTTTTAATATTCTTAAGTTCGACCGGTTTAAAACTCCAGTCATCACAGTTCACATTAATTATATGTTCATTATGATTACTCTTATATTTCTTACCAGGGAATG